TCTGATCTTTCTATCCCTTGTACTATTTTTTTATCTGATGCTGTTTGGACTGCTTTTTCACCACTAAAAGGCAATGAAACACGATTAACAACACCTTTTCCTGCACTTATCACAGATGGTATGGCAGCACCTAATCCACCACCTAAAACTCCACCTACTAGACCACCAGTTAATCTACTTCCTGCATCTTCTCCTGCACCAACACCTGCTATAGCGCCCTCAGTAGCTCCTAGACCTGCACCAAAGCCAGTTGTACCAAATCTTCTAATTGCCTCTCTGCCTAGCGCTGATCCTGCTGCTCTTGCAGCACCTAGACCACCAGTAAGAAGTCCACCACCTATTTCCAAGCCTAAAGCTAATTCAGGATTTTCTCTTCTGAAATCTTTTATATTTTTTCTAATGTCACCAACAGTTTCATCATAATCACCAAGCAACCCAAAACCAGTTCTTAATCCTGCTTCTAATTCATCACCAAAGCCTAAAGTAAGACCTTGCAGTCCAGTTCTTCCACCACCGACAATGCTTTCAGCAGTTGATTGTTCTTTTGGCTCAGGTGTCGTGCCTTCTCTTGCAATACGATTGACAAGCTCTTGTTTGCCTTGATTTTTTAAATTATTCCAATCTGCATCGTCAATCTTGACTTTGCCTATACCATCTATTTCTAATGTTGGCATTATTTGACCACCTTATAATTTACATTTTTAGAATTTAAACCTGCGCCTTCACTTATACTATTGATAGATGCAGTCCCTTTGAATCCTTTGAGAGTTCCAAACTTTTCAAAATACTCTGCTGATTTTCTTTTTTGTTCTGCTGCTCTTTTAATTGAGTCAGCCAATCTTTTAACTCTTTTAATGTTTTCTTCTTCAGAAAGTCTTGGATTAAAAGCTCTGTTTATTAGTCTTTCACCTTCTTTTTCAGTAAACTGTGCGCCTAAAATTAGTCTTAGGTTTCTTTGCACAACTTCTGAGACAAGCTCTTGTGCTTTTAGACCTGATTTATTAACAATAGCTGCAAGAGAATCAGGAAGATTTCCGACAAAAGCACCAGTACCACCCTCAGTTTCTAAAATATTAACTGCTTCATCAAGCTGACTAAGACCTTTTTGAACATCAGCAAAACCACCTTTAAGAACAAAATCACCATATTCTTTAGAGAAGGACTTATCTATAGCTTTTTGTCCTTCTGTTAAAGTACCTATGCCACCAGTTTTGTCCTCTAGCTTAGATATTTCATCAAATATGCTTGATTTTTTTATATCAAATTCACCAGTATCAGGGTCTTGAGTAGCAATATATTTTCCACCACCTAATATCTGTGTCTTTGGTTTCTTTCTTCCTTCAAACACAACCTTAGGATTGCTTGGATCTGATACATCTATAAGAGATCCACCTACAACTTGTAAATTGTTTCTGCCTCTTCTACTTGCCCTGTTAAAAGCACCTAAGCCTTGATTAATGGTTTCACCTAAAATACCACCAAATGATGTTGGTTGAAATGATGGTGCGCCACCTTTTAACAAAGCACTTGAAGCTGCTAATATGCCTTGTGTTTGTGGATCTGACATATTTTGTCCAAATAAGCCACCAAAACCACTTCCCAAACTGCCTTGAGTGTTAAGAGGAGGATTTGTTACTTGATTTGTTTGAGAAAGAAGATCATCAGGGCGCATCATAGGAACTTCTGGAAAGTTCTGATTTATCGCACCTATTGAGCTTGGTCTTGGTGTTGGTAAAACAGAAATAGGAGACTGATTTCTCATCATAGGATTTCTTAGTGCTGAAAATATATTTATCATTATAATAACCCCAATAATCCACCACCAACTGCACCTAGAGCAGGATTAAACCCTGCCAGTTGCGCTAGTTGTGCGCCACCAATACCCCCACCTAATACACTTGCAGGTCTATTTCTAAATACTGGTCTGCTTGTTTGTGATCCTAGAGTTCCACCCCTTACTGAGGATAAGAAGTCTCTTAGTTTCTGTTGATCTCTTGTCTGTTCAAAATTAAATCTGTTTATTTGATCTTGTAATTCAGCTTGTCCTTGTGCCTCTCTTGCTGCTCCTACTTGTGCAAGTTGTTGTGCATCAAGGTTTTGCATAGATGGTATAGATGCCAAAGCACTTTGTTGCGCTCTTAAAGCAGCAGGTGCTAAAGCCGATGCAAGTGCTTGTTGATTTGCTCCTGATCCATATCTTCCTGCTCTTGCGAATTGTGACTGAACTGTGTCAACGACTGGTTTAAAAGCTGCACTTAATAAAGGATTAGTTCCAGTCAAGTTTTGCTCTAATATATTCCTTGATTGACCAGTCAGACTCATAGGATCTAATGCTCTTGCCCTTTGTAAATCCAAAGCAATCTCTGTTTCAGGACTAAACCCAACAGTTGTTGCTTGAGGGAAAAACTGAGGCGCATCGCTTTCAAATAAATCTTTTGCTTGTGATAGACCAAACTCAAAGAATGGTTTTGCATAAGCAGGAGGCTCAGTCACTTGTGTGTTGACTTGCTGTCCTCCACCACCACCTTTACCCATGATACATATCCTTTCCTAAAATAATTCCAGTTTGTTTAAATCCTTTGAGAACTCTATGCCACCCTTTGCGACCTATAATCTCAATACCAACACAACCCCAAAGTTGTGACCAATGCCTAATATCAGGCTCTACTTTAAGTAATGTCTTTAAGTTTCCACCTGCCAACCAATATCTCAAAACTCTCTTCTGAGGATAATCCATAATCTCAGTTACTACTGCTGAGTCATGGTAATGCCAAAACTGAGCATCTCCTCTCATAACTGACTCTAAAACATCTGTTAAGGTGTGAGTGCCATTAGAATATTTCAAAGCAGACTCAAGCCACTCTGAGCATCTTTCCCACTCACCCAATAATGATATATCCGAACTGTCTGTCGGCTTGACTGTTATTTGCATGAGTTATTGTGAAACTGCCATCTGCCCTTGTACTGACAAACATTGTTCCATTCCCTTGTTCCGAAGCTGAATTAGCAGTCAAAGGCATAAATAATATTATGCTGTTTTTTCCTGCCCTTTGGTCTGTTACTGCTGTTGTTGTTGCAGAAGCAGTCAAAGTCACACTTCCAGTTGAGTTTAATTTTCCATTTAAAATATTGTTTACTACTAATGAGACTTCTCTTGGATTTGTTGCCTCATAAGGTAAAACCTTAAAATTAGCGTCTGCCAAGAACTTGCCCCTCTACATCTACACCTTGAGCAAACTCCCAGTTGCTCTGTGGTGAGGTTGCATTTGTTATATTCATCCTTACTCGATGAAACCTACCTTGCGCTCTATGTTCAATAAAACCTTCATCTGTTAAAGAATTTGCAGTTGAAAAAGCAACTGTGTCATCTTGTCTATCTCTCGTTCCTATTTGTAAAGTAACAGAGCCACCTTTGAAGTAAGGAACTGATCTGTTGATTACACCATGCTTTCCTTGTTGTAAGAAAAACTCACCAGTTTCTATTGTTGCTGCTAGTGGGTTTCCAGTAAAAGCAAATATTTTGCTGTCTTTAGCTCCACCAAAAAGAAATGCTCCACCTTTATATAAATTACTATCAAGTGGTGCAGGTAATGCATCTAAGTTTGCTGCTAGATTATCTAACCCCTCTAGTGTGTAACCTGCTGTAAAAAAAGGTGCTAACAACTCTGCTGCGACTTCAGCATAACTCCATTTCTGAGTTGCAAAATTATATATTATTAATCTGTCTGCTTTTCCATCTGTGCTACTGTTTGACACATAACTCCAAACAACAATCTGTTCAGTTGGGTCAATGGCACAAGACATCGCATCTGATTTAGCTGCATTGAAATCATTGAAGAAAAACTTGTTTATTTTTTCTGCACCTATTGGCACAGACTTTGTGCCATCAAAAGCATAGAAGCCATCATCAGATAAATAAAATACTGTGTTTCCTATGTTTGCAACTGAACCTGAAAAAGGACAACCCCTTGATGTTTCAACTCTGTCTATCTGATAGATCAAAGGCGATCCAACATAACTGGCTCTTGCGATAGCTTTTTCCAATAGTATTGTTGCATACTCACCACCAACTAATCCAGTTATTGCACCTGCATCAGGTATATCTTGAAAGTCTGCCTGATCAGTTCCAACAGTCCATGAGGTAGCATTGTTTATTGCTGACCATCTTGTTCTAAATGGCACTCGACCTGACCCCTCATCTATATTGGCAGTCCAAACCTGATCTCTTACTACTGCTAAAAAATCTGCTTTTGGTGGTGATCCTGACAAAGCACTAAATGCACTATCAGTTCCTAAGGTAAACTCTTGCAAAGTTTCTCCAACTCCACCTGCAACAATGACACTTGTTCCAAACTGAACAAATCTCCACTTTTCAGCACCTGACAATGTAAAGCCAGTATTTGTACTTACAAGGTTACTGTTTGAGGTGTTGAAGCGATATAATTTACCTGCATCTCCTGCGAATAAAGTAACATTACCTGAGTTGTCTTTTGCTGCAAAAATACCTAACAATGCACTATCTGCTGCATTTGAAACACTTACAAATTCAGGTATTGATCTATAACCTGAAACAGCAGGAATGACATTTGTTGCGACTGTTACACCATTTAAATTTAAATCAGGTTGATCAGGTAACCATTCTCCGAACTTAATCATTGTTTTCTAAAAACCTCATTTCCTACTGATTGATTTGTAAAAGTTTCTGAACCAACTGCTATTGTTGAAAAAGTCTCTGATCCTACTGTTACTATTGTCCAATCTTCTCCTAATATCTTTGCATTTAGACTTGCGCTAGAACTTACATCTGCATTTCCAGTAAATACTGCAATAAAATTAGGTGTTGATGTCACACTAGCTGAAGTGTCTACTGATGCAGTAGCAACCACCACTAATAATGCACTACCACTTGCACTTGCGTTTGTATCAACACTTGCACTAACAAACTGAACTCTGTTTGCAGTTGCAGTAATACTTGCAGAAGTTGAGATGCTTGTTGTTGCACCAACCTCAAAATTAGCAGTAGCTGTTACATTTCCTATAGATGCAGGTGTTCCTGAAACAAATTGTATTCTTGTTCCATTTGATGAAGCACTTGCACTTGTTGTCGGTGTTGCAGATACTGTCCTTGCTTTTATACTGCTTGCACTTGTACTTGCTGATGTAGATATTGATGCAGTTACATCTATTGAAAACTGTATCTCAGCACTAACAGTAGCACTTGTTGAAATACTTCCTGATGCTTGTCTTACTTGCAAACTGGACAAACTGTCCATGTTTCCAAAAGTATTTAAATTATCTAATACACCCCAACTATCAAGTTGTTCTAATGTTGGATTATTAAATTCAACTTTTAAAAGGTCTGCTTCAGTATCTAATGAACCACTAATTGTGTCCAAAGTCTGAGTAATTTGATCAAGATTTGGAACACCCAAAGGCATATTAAGCTGCTGTTATAGTAAGCGCTCCTGATGCAATTTTTAAGACATCACCTGAGCCAATAGTTTTTGCTGATGCAAAAGCACCATGAAAAAGTAAGTTGCCACTTGTACTTGCATCAAAAATACCAAAATGACTTACACTTCCAAAAGATCCAGTTGCTGCATCAAACTCTACTGCTGCATTGCTTGATATTGAACCACCTGAAGCTGCTGCAAAAGTTACTGCTTTTCTGCTGTAGTTATTACCACTAAGCTCTGTGCCTGAATTGTCATCTCCAAACGATCCAGTAGATAATGCTACATAAACTGCTGATGGTGCTGATGTAGATGCACGACCAGTAAAATGATCTAAAAATTTTAGTTCTAAATAATCACTCATAGCTGACATGGTTCTCTCCTATTGCGCTGCACTATTTTGTCGTTGATAAATACTTTGGATTTGTAAAGAGCCAGTTCCATAATGCGCTCTTTGTTCATCTTTTCTTATTTCTTCAATTATTCTTGTAAACTTGGCATCATATAAAGATGCTCTTTGGTCATCCATAAGATACTGATAAGCCTCTACTAAACTCCCCATAAGATAAGCATCAGGGTGTCTTGTAAGCATAATATTTGTTAAATTACTATCTGATAAAGCTGACAAACTTCCGATATAAATTATTTCTAAAGTATCAGAACTGTCAGGTATTGGTCTGAGTTTTATTTCTTGTCCCACTATAGAATAGGCTTGTGGTGTTCCTGATGATCCTGATGCAAAGTTACTATCTAAAGAGGTCGGTGACATATATTCTAAAACCTTGATTGGGTTTTGATTAACCTTAACCTCTCTCACCTCTCTCAGATCAGTAGGCAATGCTATGTATTCATCACCACTTGTCATTGTTGCAGTTGCTCTTTTTTCCTGCTCTCTTGTTTCTAATTCTCTTGAAAGACGAGCCTCTGCTAAAGTTATAAAATCAGGGATATTTGTTGTTAAATCTGTTCTTGCTAGATGATTTGCTACTGCTGTTTTTAATTCTGTATAATTTGTAATAGCCACTAGATATGTCCCCCACCAGTTCTAAATGCTCTGTTGTTTGCATCATTCAGCCAAACTTTCCATTTTTTTCTAGCCTCAGGATCTTTTGTTGGGTCACCTAACTTTTGCATCAAATCAAAATAAACTGTTAGAGGTATGTTTGCGACCTCAAGATGATGTTTTTGAGTATTTCCAATCATAGAGCCTTTTTGATATTCCTTAGCTTGTTCTTTGTTGACATCAATAATCTCAGTAACATCTTGCTCTGTTGACACATGGGTGCTTCCATCATTTTCAAAATGCATAAATGTTTTTTTTCTAGCTAAAGGATCACTACTCAATAATTTTTTCATACTTACTCCAATAAAAAAGGGGGATTACTCCCCCTTATATTATGATCCATTAAGACCAAAAACTGCTGCATGAGCCTTCGGTGATTTAACAACCAAAGTAAACTCTGTAACAATTTGAGTTTTATCGGCATCACCAGTCTTTGAAAGATCACTCTCTGCAAAGTTTCTTCCATTAAGTGTACCAATACAAACATACTCAGGATCAATGATAAATAATTTATCATTACTTATAAATCTTGATGGAGTCAGTTGTAACTCACCAAAATCAGTTAAAAACACAGATACTGCGCCAACAAATGATGGTGCTGTTCCTGCTGTTGTATTAACTTGATTTGTTACAAGATTTGTGCCTGAAGCACTTAGATTTGAGATATTAGCTTTGTTCGTAGCTGAACAGACTAAAATCTGAGGGTTACCCCCATCTTCCCATGCCTCCTGATTTGCTGATTCAATTTGAGCAAGTGTTAATGCTCTTGCTGTTCCAGTTAAATCACAAGTATCTGTTCCATCTCCAGTACCATGACCCATGTCTGATGGCTTTGATACATTTGTCATCCAAGTTATCAAAGATGCTGATTTTCTTGGATCACTTGCACTTCTAGCCACATTCGTATCACCAATAGACTTCTCAATGTCTCTTCTAAGCTCAAGAGATTTCAACACTTTTTGATATGCTGACTCTCTCTCACGACCTGCCTTATCGACACTTTCTAATGTGCCTGAGATTGCAAAGTCTTTGACTGAGATTTGATGATAATTACCAAGTCTTGAGGTAGCTGTTGGAGTTGCAAAAGTTGCGTCTGCCCCCTCATTAACATGGTTGTCTGTAGCTGCTGCAGCTAATTCCTGCACCTGCCATTCGTAGAAAACACCATTTGTTGTGATCTTATCTGCTGATGAAAAGATTGGAGTTTCACTTGTGTCCAATCTATAAATAATGTCAGCTAGAGATTCTCTTTCTCCAACTGCATTTGAAGTTGTAAAAGTTGCCATAACTATTCCTTATTGATTTAATAAAAGCTCAACTGCACCTTTCCTTGTTGGATCTTTCCTAAAGTTATCTCGCAATTTCGCTCTTTGATTATTGATTATTTCTTTTTTGGATTTTGGCATTCCTGACTTCGTAGCCTTCGGTGCAGATTTAATTTTCTTTTTTACCTCAGGTGTTTTTTCTCTAATTTTGGCAAATCGAGATGCTTCATAGATAGCTTGGATCATTCTGTGATCTGCTGCACCACCTATTTCTTCATCTGAAAAACCTAAGTCTCTTGCATATTCAACAACCTGATTTTGCTTGTCTTTATTCCAATCAGGATATTTATCAAGTAAGAGTTTGGCTTCACCTTGAACATAGTTTTGCCATGTTACTGTTGCCTCTCTTTGTTGCTCTTGTTGAATCTGATTTTGTTGCTCTTCAACTTTCTTTAGATTGCTTTGTTGCACCTGATAATCTGCAACTGCTGTAGCATACTGCTCAGGACTCAATTCCGTTTTTAACTTATTCCAGTTTGGCTCTTGCCTCTGTAAAAGTTGTTTAACTTGCGCCAAGCTTTGTGCATATTGATCACGAGTCTCTCTATAATTTTTAGCCTCTTGTTCAACAGCTTGTCTTTCTTGATGCACTTTATTCATTCGTTTATGGAATGTTTTTTCACCAGAATAACCTCTTTTGAGTTCGTCTAAGGTGACTTCAACAACTTCACCATCCACCTTCACAGAGAAAGTTGGTTCTACTGCTTCTGTCTCCTCTTCTACCTCATCAGTCGGTTCTTCTTGCGCTTCGGCTTCTTCTTCAACCTCGCTAGTTTCAGCATTTAATTCTGTCTGCTCGGTTTCTGTTTGTTCCTCAGTTTCTTGTGTTTCAGTATTCTCTTCTGCTACTTCCTGAGTTTCATTCGGCTCTACCTCTTGGGTTGCTTTCAAAACCTCATTTGTTGCTTCTAGAATACTTAAATTTTGATTGCTCTCTTGCGAGTCTACACTCATTTTTTACCTCTCATTTGGTTAAGTTGATTTTCTGCCATCCTCCCATTTTGAGCCACACTAGCTAGGTATGACTTCAAACTGTCTAAGGCTTGGCAAAGATTATACAACCGATCTCTTTCGACAACCTGATCATGTGTTGTCTGTTTCCAAGCAGTTGTAAATTCGTTTTCAAGAGTTTCAAATGCCTCTTGTAATAATTCGTTTTTCATCAGAAGGTCTGCTTTGTGACCTCTTTCCATCTCTGATGCTAATTTTCCTTCGTTCATGTGTTAAATGGTCTAAAACTACTAAAAGGTGTGAAACCTATTGTTTGTGGTGGTCTGTTAAACAAACTTGGGTTCAAAGCAAATCTTGATGTAAATTGTTTGTTAGCTGCATCAAAATCAAATCCTGATGGCAGATTACTTGGCGCAGTATCTAATAATGATCTTCTAAAAAATCTATCTCCTGATGCAACTAGTGGCTCATCACTATCTCCACTTGATCCAGTATCTACACGACAAGCCTGAAGATCCTCGTCAAACTTATAGCCTTCAGGACATTTTGTAATACCAGTCATCGGATTAGTTACTGGTGGCACAGTCTGATTACCATTGTCATCTGTTTGCACATTTGTCGGTGTCTGCATACCTTGAACACCTTGAAATATATTTGTGAGATCAGGGTTTTGACCTAACAAGCCTTCAGTTTGATTCGAGCCAAAACTTATATTTTGTGTTCCAATTATGTTACCATCATCATCAAAACTTGGCACAAAGCCTTGATCTAATCTTCCAAGTTCTCTTCTTGCAGGAAAACCTAAGACTAAATCTACTAAAGGTAATAAACCACTTGTAGGTCTTGCTCTATCTCTTAAACCTTGTGCTGCAATACTGCCTGAAAAATTAAAATCACTTGTGTCTCTATCAATTGTTGGCAAATTACCTGCTCGTGGTATATCACCTGATATATCAGGTATAGTTGGAGTTGGTAGTGATCCTAAATTACCTCGTGACCCAAAATCATCAACCTGAGCGCCTGAAAATGCTTGTTGTGCTGCTAAAGTTGCTAAATCTTCTTCTTCTTTTTTTGTTGGTTTATCTGTTGTCTCTATTTGTGATAACAACACATTTGGATCTGTAAATGTTCTTGCACCTGATATTTGTGGTATTAAAACACTTGGATCAATAAAAGTTTGTCTAGTTGGTTGAGCCTGACCATATCCAATATTATTTCCAGTTAGACTTGGTAATTCTTGGATATTAACCACAGCATTCGGAGATGCAGCACCTAAAGGCGCACCTCCTGAAAAAGCAGAAGTCACATTATTGTAAAACCCATCATCTAAAGCAAAAGGATCTGATGCACCCCCTTGAGTTGTCTGTGCAAAGTTTTCAGCAGACATAAAATTTTCAGGTGGTAACCCTCTATCTTGTAAATTATCAGCAGTAAACTGTGCATCATAATTAGGATCATCAGTAATGTTGCTAACATTGACAACATCGCTACGATCTAATTCACCTGCTATACCTTGTTCTTCTTCTGCTGAACCATTATCTG